TCGAGGCGCTCGACCGGCAAGAAGCATGCCTCGAGCGTGGCGATACGCCGCCGATCTACCATCCGCATCACACGCGGTACGATGCCACGACGGATCCGCTCGTCGACGAAGGCGACGACGTCGAAACGGCGGATACCGACGCAGAGGACAACCTCGAGTCTGAGGAAGAGACCGAAACCGAGGACGTCCAGGAGGCCACCGGCGAGGCCCATACCGAGCCCGATCACGACATCCATCCTGACGCCGACCTCGAACCCGACGAGGTCCTGGCCATCACCTACGACGAGACGACCGAGTACGTCTGGCCCACGCGGGCCGATGCTGACGAGCCGTACATCCTCCGCGAGTTCACGAATGGGCACCAGACCTATGAGGGCTCGATCGGCGTCAGTGAGGCGTTCCGGCTCGTCCGGCAGGGTGGCGAAAAGAAACGAGCCGATTCGGTGACCGTCGACGCGCCGCTCGAGGCCGCGGTGGCTGGGGGTGAGTCGGATGAGTGACGATCTCGAGAACCTCTCGACACACGACCTCGTCGGCCTGGCACTCGCCGACCACGACGACCAGAACACCAAGAACGGCGTCCAGAAACAGGACGTCGTCCGATGGATCACGTCCCGAACGGAGCTCGTCAGCCACGACGTCCACGATGCGATCGACTGGTTGCACAACCGCGGTCACATCTACGAGCCCCGTCCTGACCGTCTCCGCCGGACTGTCGTCGACGATGATCGCTGGCTGCCGATGAAGTGGCATCAGGCACTCTCGGAAGCCCGCGTCGGTGTCGACGACCTCGATCCGCGCTACCTCTCGGAACGATATGCCGCTGCAACGCCGAGCGAAGTTGACGACCTCGTGCTGCAGGGCACCAAGGAAGTCATCCGCGGCGCCAACGAGAAGCTGACGCTCGACGACCTCGACAAAGCCGAAGAGAAGCTGTCGGACGCCGGCGATCACGAAGTCGTCACCGACGGTAGCGGGAGAGTCTACTACTGCCGCGTCTGTGCGGACCACTACTCCGGCAGCCGTCGCTGTCCTGACTGCGGTCGAGAAGGTGATCTCGCATGAGTCGCTGGAGTTGCGCAATCGTCGACGCGGTTCGCTCCGAAGCCGGCGTCGCAGATCAGTCCGATGAGTGTCGCAACGGGACCGACGGCTGCGTGGGCCCGAATGCCGACGTCGACGAACTCCCGTGCCTGTCGTGCCTGCTCGAGGGCGATGGCGGTGGCCGTCGAGTCGCAACGGACGGTGGTCGCAATGACTAGCGAGGAACTCCGCGAGGACGTCAAGACGGCGATCAAGCGACACGATCCCGACGCGGACTCCCTCCGCGACCTCGCCGGTGACCTCGAAGAACTCGCCAACCGCTACGAGGCGGCTGAGGAGGTCCTATAGATGCCGACCGACGACCTCCGGCTGGGCCCGACCCAGCGCGAGATCTACGACGTCCTTGAAGAGAGCGACGACGAGATGTTCGTCGGCGACGTCGCCGAGGAGATCGACGCGATCTCGAACAAAGCCACGTACGAGGGGCTTCGGAAACTGCGCGAGAAGGGCCATGTCTCCGCTCGAGAGTCCGACGACGAACGTGGGTGGTTCCTCTACTCGATCGAGTCGGAGGGATCGGCATGAGCTCGACGACGAGTTCCAACTGGGACATCCAACCACCACTGGATCCGACATCCGTCGGTAAGTCAGGCGTAATCTCACTCAACACATGGGCGCATGAGTACGGTGTGATCCCATCGCTGGTCCCGTTCGGGTATCGGAGCTACGACCCGGTCGAATTCGTCGTGATCCTGCGCAAGCTGATCGAGGACGCGCAGGCGACAAAAGCGACGTTCGCGTCGCGGGAGATCTTCGACGAGGCAGGTATCCAGAGAGAGATCTCGGCATGCTACCTCGAGGACCTCATCCGACTCGCGGGGAGCTGGATGTACGACGACGGCACGCACTTCGAGACTGGCGTCTCCGAGCGCACGATCACGCGATGGATCAACCCCGAGTACGTCCACGTCACGGGACTCGAACCGTCAATCACGAAGCCACGGTATCGGATCGAAGAGCTTCGTCGGGCGGCGAGCCTGGGCATCTCTTCGCAAGCGGATATCGGCCCCCGATTCGGGATCGGTCGGAAAGGGGTCGAAAGTGTCTGCAACCGGCATGACATCCCGTGGGGGACGTGGCGCGACTGGGGTAAAGCACGGATCGCGCGAACTGTCAGAACCATCGTCATCTGGACCGATTGGACGATCAAAGAGGTCGCCGCTGCGATCAACGTCCCAAAGCGGACGCTCGAGTATTGGATGTACACGCGCCACGCTTCGGACTTTGAGGTGCCCGCGGACCCGTCCTACGAGACGTGGTTTGCGCCACATTCGGGAAGGCGAGGTGATCGGTCATGAACGCCTTGCAGAAGTCCGTTCGCAAGCTGCGCGGTCGGAAGGTTCGCGTCGTCGCGAACGATGGGCGCGAGTTCATCGGCTGGCTCGAGCGGGTCTCGAACGGTGGCCATCTCGTCCTTCGCGATGCCGAGGATGTCGACGCCCGCGATCGCGTCGATCCCGCACACATCCGCGCCGTGAAATCGGTCGTCGGTGTCGAACCCGACGGTCGCGTCGAGCGCATCGCCGTCGACGAGATTGCGCCAGCGCCGTACCATGCCCGCAAGTTCGACCGATCCGAGAACCGAAAGTACATCGAGGAAGTCCGCAACGACGGCTGGACTGGATCCTTCCCGGTCGTCCGTCCCACTACGGACGGTCTCGAAGTCGTGGAGGGCCACAAGCGGTTGTGGGTCGCGGAGCAAGCCGGCCTCAAGGACCATCCCGTGCGGATCGTCGACGTCGACGACTGGGCAGCCGCCCGTCGGTTTGCCGCCGATCATCTCCCCGACGAGCGCCACATCCAGGACGATGGGACTGCCGACGGCTACTACGGAGCTGACGAGATCGCCGAGGCCGTCGCGACGCTCGTCGATTGTTGGGGCGATCGGGCCCTAGATCTCGAGCGTGTCGCGTGGAACGTCGACCGCCTCGGCCTCGAGGTTGGCCGTAGGACAGGCTGGACCGAAGACGAACTCGAGCGAGAAGAGGACGCAGCCGACGTCCAGGACGAGAGCGATGACGCCGAGGTCGAAGAGGCCGTCGAAGAGAAAGAAGCCGACGCGGAAGACGACGAGACACAGTATTGGTGCGAGAAGTGTGGCTACGGCCCGTCGACGAAAGCCGGCGTTGCTCGCCACCACGGCCACGCCCACGACGGCGACGCGTCGATCGTCCAGGAAGCGCCCGCGGATCCAGTCGGTGGCGAAGACGAACCCACGGACGGCAGTGATCACGAACCCGAACCGGAACCGATCACGGTCGACGCGGTCGACGATCCCGACGACGAGGACGAAGACGACGTCGACTTTCCCGACGGGATCAACGCCGAGGACGTCGAGGCCGCTGCCGAGAAGTGGAACACGGTCGGCGAGGTTGGTGACGAGCTCGGTGTCACTCGCGGTCGGGCCCGCACGCTGACCCACGCGGTCGGATGCTACGGCGATCTCCGCGACGTCCCGTCACGCTCGAATCGGGGTGGCCGTCGATGAGTCCCACCACGCGCGGGCTCCTGGTCATCCTCCTTGAGCTCGCAATCCTCGCGATCATCGCAGCGGGATGGTCGCTATGAGCTACTCGCAGCGCTGCGAGGAGTGTGAAGAGCAATTCACCGCAGCGGGCATGTACTGTCCGTTCTGTGGCGCTAAACAGTCGCCCGGCGCGGGAGGTGAGCGATGATAGATTCGTCGCGGGCACCGGCCAGATTTAAGTACCGGCTAAATCAATCAGTTATGCAAGAAGATAGGAGAAACACACCCACAGCTAATCGGTGTGGGTCGCAGAGAATGGGGGCGTCGGTTCGCCCCCTTGGTTGGCTACCTGATTCTGCGACCCGAACTGATATAAAAGTTCGCCTCTCGGGGAGCCGTGGCTCTGTCCTACGTGGCATCCCGCCTCCTTCCGAGAGTCGTCTCTGTATTTCGTAGAGGTATCGAGAGGTAACCGATCGCAGGAATCTAAACACACGATGTCTACTCAACCGGACACGACGGCGGCACCGACGACCAAACAACTCGCTTCCGAACTCCAGCAGTTACGCGATCGCGTCGACGAACTCGAGACGACCGTCGAAACGAAACAGGACGTCATCGAACAGAAAGACGAACGAATCGACGATCTCGAACAGCGCGTCGGAGAGCTCGAAGACGAACAGGACCGAAAGCACGCTCGCTTCGAGGCCGCGACCGACCTCAACGACAGCCGACTGAACGAGTTGATGGTCCGCGAACTCGAGAAGGGTGCGCACCTGCCAGCGGAGATCGTAATCGAGTTCGACCTCCCGATCAAGGAGGGGCGGCTCGAGAAGATCCAGAAAGACAGTGGCGAGTACTACCGACTGCCCGAGAGCGAGGACCCACTCGCCCGTGGCGGCTCGACAACGCTGGCACACGGCGACCTCCTGCCGATTCAGCAGCTCGCACAGATGGACGACGACATGCTCGACCGCACCGCGAGCACGAAAGGTGACTACCTCGCTGCGAAGCTCTGGCAGGCACGCGACGATGAGATCGATAATCCGTGGAAGAACGGGTGCAAGGGCGTCCGAGAGTACATCGACGCCAGCGAAATGAAACACTGGATCCGCCGGGAACTCGGCCGCAGCGTCACCGACGAGTACGCCAAGAAGCTCGTCGGTCGGACGATCGGCGCGATGAAAGACCTCACGAAAGACCGGATCATCGTCGAGAAGACGTCGACAGGGCGCTCTGGAGTGACGAACAAAGAGCGTCGCGTCAAGATCATGGATGACGTCGAGATCCCCGGCGAGACCAGCCAAGAGAGTGAGGAAGAAGAGACAGCTGGTGTCCACGAGTAACCGTGTCCCCCACCCAGCAAACCGGGCGTGAGCCCTCACCCATCAAACACTAACAAAACAATGCACACAGCACGCGGTTGTAAACAACGTACCGCTACTAGCTCGTATACCGCTCGATCGGTCTATCGTCGGTCTTGTCCAAGGACCGATTCGGAGGTTATCCGGTGGTCGCCATCTGTCCACGACCATCCCGTTGTGTACTCTCTCAAGGATCGCTCGTTCACTAACACAGTCTCATCACAACACGCACACATGCCACAACAACTCGAACTGTTCGCAATCGGCGTCGGGTCTGGCCTCTTCACGGCTGGTCTCGCAACCGTACTGATCGCCCGATACCATCTCGATCTCCATTCGGATGTCGTCGATCATCTCATGCGCGAATCGATTGGCCAGCACGCCTACCTCAAGGCCACCAAGGAGATCGTCGACGACGAGACGGACGAACGGATCCAGCAGCGCGGCGACGAGATCCTCGAGGAGTACGACCTAGACGTCTTCGATGTTGGGGGTGAGTCCGGTGAGTAAGTACACTGTCCCTGACGATCACTGGGACGAGGACGACGATTCCGACGTTGACGACGTTTCACCACTCACGACACTCGACGATCACGAGGTCTCTGTCATCCACGATCCGTACGAGGGTCGCCGGACTCGCTACCGAGTCAGCGTTCATCACGATCTCGAGGACAGTCCGGTCGCCGTGCTGGCCTACCAGGGCCGATGGAAGGGCAACTACTGGCGTGACGAACGCGACCCGATCGACTGGGCGGACGTCCCGACCGCCGTCCAGCTGACTGTTGCTCGCGTCGTCGACGGCGCAACCAAACCCGACGATCTCGACCCTGGTGATCGATACTGGTCAAACGAATCGCTGTTCGAGGACGGTGGTCGCGATGAGTGACGATCGCGAACTTCATGTCGGCAGCGGTGGCCTCTGGATCCCGCCGGAACTCCGCGAGTTCGATAGTCAGATCGTCTTCCGAACGCCCCGGTCGACGATCCAGCACTTCGAGAGCAACCCACTCGAGGGCTACTACGGGATGATCGACGAGAGTGACTTCGGCGACGTTGAGGATCCAGCCAACCCAGGCCTCGAACCAAACCAGATCTCGATCAAACCGCAGGGGGAGGACGCGATGGTGTTCGACGTCGAGACCGATCCGGATGTCCGATGCGATGGTGGCGGATCCGAAACCACGCCTCGAGAACAACGCAAACGCAACAAAGACGTCTACGAGGCTGTTGTCCGCGCGGTCGACTACAACTCTGGCCGTAAACAGCCGCCACTAGCGAAACAGTCGTCGGTCATCCAGACACTACACGGCGCGGGCTACGGTCGCTATGGTCTCGAGGAACTCCATAAAGCGATCACAGCCGCTCGTCGCAACGGCGATCTCTTCCGCGCGAAAGACGAGCGCGGGGACGTCCGCCTCGGGATCAACGAGGCCGAGGCGCTCGTCGAGAAGATCGAATCGAACCTCGAACACGCGAATAGCGTCAACGGCGATGTGATCGGGCTGGCGAACGCTCGCGTCCAGGAACTGCGAGGTGATGGCGATGAGTGACGAGACGGACCACGACTGGCAGCTGTGGGTTCCGATGGATGACGGGACTGGCCGCGAGCGTCGGAAGTGTCGCAACTGCCCGATGATCCAGACACGGAGGCGATCGTGATGTCGTCGGACGATACAGAACGGTCAGTTTACCGCCTCAACGAAAATCTGGTTCTGATGGGGGACCAGTTGAATGACGCTCTTTACGCAGCGAATCGCTATCAGGCACTGGGTTATGATCACCAACGAGAGAAGGCCCTTGAGAAATTAGAGGAACTCAGAGACTTTGCCGATGAAGTGTTAGAACGGGAACGCGACACGGATACAAATCGACAACGGGGTGTCAGCGACGATGAGTGACACCGCGGTCGAGTCTCTCGAGGATCTTCCACCGAGCGCGAAACTCGTCTACAAGGTCCTCGAACACGCCGAAGACACACTTACCCAAGATGAGATCGGCGACCGGTCTCGACTGTCTGAGCCAACAGTCCGATACGCTCTCGATCGCCTCCAGGACGCCGGCTATGTCCGCGGTGATCACGACCTCGAAGATGTCCGCAGAAAAGTGTACCAGACTGTCAAGTGATAATACTCATCGCTGTACGACTGCTTATTTAGAATAAGTACTATATTTGGTAGTAAGACCGAGAACTACGCCCCGACGATTCTCACACTACCCACGTCACTGCGATAGGGGCAATGCGGAGCCTTTCCGATCAGCTATGAGTACACACACTGGCCGCGAGGGCGTCGTAGAGTGCGAGTTCGATGACTGCGACGTCACTGGCAAACGCTGGGAGTTTCGAAACGGACGATTCTGTTCGACTGAGTGCGAGCTCAAACACACTGGTCGAAAGGCACTCTCGCATCTGAAGTTCTCACACACACGCTGTTTTACCTGCCTCACCCAACTCAAGGAGATCGAGCCGCCGAAACCAGACGAGGCGTTCGACGAACAGGGCACCGGCTGGGCCTGGGACGACGATCACGACTGCTGGGCGCTCGAGCGCTACAACCAAGACGAATCCCGAGAGTCCGCGGTCGGCTTCCAGTACCGGACACCCAACGCCGACGTCGGCGAGAAGAACCTCGGCGATCAGGTTACGACCGGGACGATCTGCCGGCGCTGCGGGAATACCGACCACACGACTCACGTCCCGTACCTGGTCAAGACACACCCGACGGCCTCGAAGGCGATCTCCTATCTCCTCGAGGACGATCGCGACGTCGACGTCGAACGGTTCCATCGCGTCTACGCTGACGCAGGCGATCTCGAATTGGCTGCCGGCAAGGCACTCCGACGCTGACTGACCATGATCTGCGACATCTGCCAACAGCCACTCCCGGACGACGTCGAGGACCCGGACCGCACGGCCGCTGGCGAGCCCGCACACGACGACTGCCTCGACGCTCACTAACGATGTCTACCGAACCCGCCCCGCCTCGAGAGCCGTCGGCGTACCGGCCGACCGTCCACTTTCAAGAGCGGCTCCGCGACGCCTATGACGAATATAACCGCCACTTAGACGGCGAGATCATCGAGCGGTGCATCCGGCAGGGCGACGTCAAGCGGACGGGCCGGGACATCTACCACTTCCGAGAGACCGTTGCCGGCGTCACGTATCGCTTGGTCGTCAACGTTCGCAAGGACGTCGTCGTCACGGCCCATCCGGTCGGGATCAACACGGAGGCCGCCCGCGAGTCGGGCCGGTGGTCAGCGAGCCAGATCGCGGACATCCGCGAGTTCCTCGCCGCCGGGACCGACTAGCCGATCCCCGATGACGGCCGCTGCCTTCTACCCTGTCTCTGGCCTCAAGAGGCACGCTCGAGGGACCTCAACCACTCAGAACACCTCTACCGCGAACTCAAGACTGACACATTCCATGCGTATTCTCCGCTCCCGGCGACTGGTACCCGTGAGAAATCCATAATCACGGTCGGGGTTCAAATCCCCACGCCGGGCTTCCGATGACGTCGACTGGCCGGGTGTCTTGTCACCACCTGGCGGCTACGTATTGGGCCGGCCTCGGATCGCGCTCGAGGCTCGTCGACTGAGGTCACGCTGTGGGCTGAGAGATGCCCAGATAGCTTCTCGCCGTTGCTCGAGGACTGGTTGATTGCCACAGGTGTGCGCCAACAGCCACCCGCGGACGGTAATCGTCACCGATATCGACTGAGTGACTCAGTTCACCTCTCCAATCGGACGTTCGGTTGTGTTTCGCTTGTCGTTACAGGTCGGAGACCAACAGTTCAAGTTCACTCCTCTACCGGCGTCTGTCCACGACATCGACAGCGAACCAGAGCGCCACGAGCACGGCGAGCCCGCGGCACGGGATCGGCCGTCAGTACCTCGGGGACAACTCGAGATCTGGCTGGCTCGCACGAGACCCCGCGCGAAAGCGAGGGCACCCCTCGAGCGACCTACGACCGCGAACCATCATACCACAGCCAGTCCGCTTTCCGTACACGACATCACGCAGTTCGCAGTTTTCCATACCTATGCTTGACACCATCCCATACCGGCCACTGAAACAACTGGTCCGGTCGATCCGGCTTCGGTACTACACGGTCCCGTGGCCAGAAGACGCGCCGTCGATCACGATCGAAGACGACGCCGACAGCCTTGAGGACATCCTTCGGAACTGGTACGGCTTCGAGGGGATGCTCCTCTCCTATCGCTACGCAGGGGAGGTCATGAACCTCCGGCGGCCAGCTGGCGAGGGCACCGACGATCGCCAACAGGAACTCCACGTCCGGGCCCGGCCCGCCGGCGACAACACTCTCGAGGTAATCGCCCATCGCGAAGCATCCCGGTACGAACACAAGCGAGCCCACATCGAGGAGATCGACTTGCGGTGGCTCGACGAAGACGAGCTCGAAGCGACGATCGCGACTGGTCGGCCAGCGAACGATGGATCATGAGTACACAGAACCAACCGACGCGCCCGTGGCTCTGTTCCGACCGACTGGTCGACGCCTACCTGGCGCGGGCTCAGGACGGAGATGATCTACGCGTGTTGAAGACAGTTCGAGCGATCGAGTCGCTGATCGTCAACGCAGGGATCATCGCCGTCACGTCGCTCGCACTCTACTTCGGTGAGGCGAACCCGTACGTCGTCCTTGCGGCGATCGTCACCCTCGGCCTGCTCAACGGAGTCCTCGCAGCTGACTACCGCGCACTAGGGCGAGCACTCGCAGAACTCACTGACGTTCCCTCGAGCGAGAACGACGAGACGTCGGATACAGATTCGCAGAACGACCAGGAGGACTGACCATGCCAAACTCCCAGCACTGGGACGATGATCGCGACGACGAGTGCGATCACGATATCGTCGACCGCCCTGGGGCGAATCCTGTCTGTATCAACTGCGGTGAGATCAACCCAACCGATGACTGAGATCACACTCACACTCGCAGAACTCACAGCCGTTACTGGCGCAGCGATCTCGTTAGCGCTTCTCCCCGGTGCAGATCTCGCGAAGCTCGCACTCGCCATACTCTACCGGAAGGCAGGAATCAGTCCGGCCTACGCGGAGAGCGTCCAGGACGGCGAGGACGTTGACCCATCGGACGCGAACAACAAGAGTAGCTGAGCGATGCCCGACGACCCTCTCGATCGCGGAGACGACGCGATTCCGGTCGGCTACGACGGCTGGCATATGCTCTGGGACGGCACGCCTGGTGGTTGGATCCGGGCACGACCGCCACTGCGACTCGAGTACTGGCGGTGACCTTTTCATACCATGACGACACAAAGACGACCAACCGAGGCTGTTGAAGCCGCGGCGTACTACGCGAACCGTTGCCGGTCACTTCTCCGTGGTCGCATCGGAGACGCCCCGATCACCGTAGAAACACTTGTCCATGACGATGGGGGATTTACCGCAACTGCATTCCACACCGTCTGGGAATCGGACACTGGACCCAACTTTGCTCGCGAGATCGTCGAGTACGAGTCGGGAGACGGATCGGCGACACCTGGCGACGACTTCAAACACGACGTCGAGCACTACTTCTCCGGCCACCACGAGGTGTGCTACCGATATCGACTTGACGAGATCACGGAGTAATTTATGACTGACGACGATCTCGCAGTCCTCGCTCACCGACTGTGGGCCCACTGGTCGATGCACATCGCCGACGAAGAGGACATCAGCGACGATCGCCTCGAGCGGTGGCAGGACTACTGGGTCCCGTTCGATGAGCTCCCGGACGACGTCCAGGACACAGACCGCGACCTCGTCGAGCGCTTCCTCGAGGAGCAACCCGACTACCGCGACACATAGAATCCATGACCGAGGTCTTAGTCGAACCGGACGACACCGCTGAGCGACTGCGCGACTACGTCCGCAACAACCCGGACGTCCGTCACGACGACTACGAGACCGATGATATCGATCCGATCCGGGAAGCCTGCTATGTCCTGAGCGAGGCCTATTTCCACGCCCAGGGTGGCAAGGACGCCGGCTACAACGTCTACCGGATCGGCTGGGACGACGTCTACGACGACGGCGTCGGGGCCCACTGGTTCCTCCGCGATAGCGACGGTCGCGTGATCGACTTGTCCCTTCCAACACCGGAATACGGTCAGAACGTCCCATGGGACGCCGGTCGGCACCGAGCGTTCATCACTGGATACGAACCGTCGAAGCGCACGAAACAGGCACTCGATGCTCTCGGCATCGACCACTCATAGAATCTCATGACACAGACAGTCAACAGCATCACGATAGTCGACAGTACAGACGGAGCAACACTCGAGTACGACGGGCCGTTCAACTTCATCCGCGACGGCCCCGAGTTCGAGATCGCCATCCCGGTCGGAACAGACGACCGAGCAGCGATCCACGAACAGACAGCAGAGAACCTCACCGAGAGGGAAGGTGACTTCCTCATCGCCCGGGTCGACGGTTCCGTGACGGCTTCTGGCGAGATCACGGCTGCCGACATCATCGAGAACGACCTGCTCTTTCGTGTTGACGATGCTGACTACGTCGACCCGGCTGACGTCGAGATTGCCGGCGACGTCCCTCTATAGAATCGACTGAAAACACCCTCTCTCCGCTGCCTCGCGCGGCGACTGACCGCTTACGAAACAATCATTTCCATGGACGTCAACGAAGACGAGCTCATCGGCAAGCCATCTGACGAGGTTCCAACCCTCGATCCGACCGGCGATGACTGCCGCGGAAAGCGGACTGAGAAGCGTGGCGACGAGACAGTTTTCGCTGGCTACTGCAAGTCGACACCTGGCCGCGGTACTGATCACGTCGGAGAGGGTCGCTGCAAACACCACGGTGGCAACGCGGGCTCGGGTGGCTCTCGAGAAGGGTCTGGAGCGCCCAAAGACAACACCAACGCGGTCACCCATGGCGCCTACGCTGACGAGAACACGTTCTACCAGGACGTCCTCGACGACAGTCTCCGCGACCTCGTCGACGAGATCTTCGAAGACTACACCGAGCGCTATCAGGACCGACACGGCGAAGAGCCGCCTGTCGGCCTCGAAATGGAACTGTTCCGGCTCTCGGTCTCCCACGTGAAAGACGTCGTCCTGGATCGGTGGGCGACCGAGAAGCCAGACTCCCTCAAGTCGGGGAATCCGCTGGTCGATCGGGAAACAGAACGGGACTTCAACCCTGAAGACGGCTCCGTTGTCGTCGAGTCGTACAAGGAATCGGTCGTTCTCACCGCACAGAAGCGCCTTTCGAGCGACCGCCGGCAGTGGCTCAAAGACCTCGGTCTCCTGGACGATCCGGAGACTCAGAAGGCCGACGCCATGGAGGGGGGCTTCGAGTTCACGCTCTCGAGTGAGGACAAGAAGACCCTCGAGGATCGGTACGACGCGGAACCACAGACATGAGTCAGGCGACGTCTCCCCAGCAGTTCGGCCCGGATCACGCGCTGGCACATCCGGCGAACACGTCGGAAATCCTCTTCGACTACCCCCACGCTCCAGGTCCACACCTCCAGAAGCTGTACACGCTGGTCTGGAAGGCCGTCGACGAAGACTACCCCAACGCATCGACGCGGATCGCGGCGCTGCTCCCTCGAGGAGAGGGGAAGAGCGAAGGCGGTGGGGTGGTCGTTCCGACGTGGCTGATCCTCCGCTTCCCCTGGATCCGAATCGCGGTCATCTCGAAGACGAAAGATCTGGCCGCCGAGCGGACGGCGAAGGTCGTCGACCGCGTCGAACACTACGCACCTCACTTCGGGATCGAACTCGAGAAGCCACTCCCGAGCACTGAACTCGACACGACAGAGAACTCTCAGAAGGAGTCGACGATCGCGCCGTACGGTCTCGAGAGCCAGGTCACCGGGAAACACTTCGATGTCATCATCTGGGACGACATCGCGGACTGGGAGAACCAACGGACGGAGACGCAGCGACGGAACGTCCGCAGCTACTACAGGGACTACGAGAAGAACCTCCCGGACGGCGACACCGATCTCCCGAATGGCCCGGTCCAGCTGATGATCGGCACTCGGAAACACCCGCTGGATCTCTACGAGACAGACATCCTCTCATCGCATCGCTGGCATACGATGGTCCACAAGGCGATCGCCGAGGAGGACTGGCCACTCGTCGAGAACCGCGATTGGAAGGTCCGAGGAACCGACGGCGATATCTACGACGACGTCGCCGACCTCCCGCCTGGCGTGAACGTTGCTCCTGACGGTGTGATCCCGAACCACGACGTCACCGTTCTCTGGCCGGAACACCGACCGCCGGAGTCCGTCTTGTACGACCTGGTCGACAGTGAGGACTCGACGGCCATCTGGCGGCGGGAGAACCAGCAGGATCCCGAGGCACTTTCCGGCGAGGTCTTCGAGAGCGACTGGCTGGTTTACGAGGACGCGCTTCCGAAACCACCCTCGAGTTACCGCTGGGCCGCCGGCGTCGACGTCGGCGTCGTGGAAGACCTCCAGGAGGCTGCCCAGGGAGACTCGGACTTCTCGGCACTGGCGATCGTCGCCTTCGACCGAGAGTACAACGAGTCCTACCTCTGTGGGCTCTTCCACGAGCGCGGGATGTCGGTCAAGCAGACGGCTGACTGGGCGCTCGACCACCTCGAGACGTTCGCTCGGGCCGACGACCGCCACGCCGGCACAACGCTCGCCGACGTCGTCGACGACTCGCTCGTGGATGACGTTGGCCTCGAAGATCCGCACACGCTCTACTCCGAGATCCAGGTCGAAGCCAACAAGGCACCGGGCGTCGCCCAGCGGATGCGTGACTCGTCACGCTACCCTGCTACCCCAGTTCAGTCGACGTCGGATAAGGAAGGCCGGATCCACGACCTCGGCGCGAAGTTCGAGGCTGCCGAGCTGCGGATCGTCGGCGATCCGAACGCCGAGCGATGGCGGCTCTTCGAGACGGAAGAGTGGCTGCAGTTCCCCAACGCAGCTCACGACGACCGCCTGGACGCGATCGAACTGGCGATGCGCGTGATAGACAGCGGTGGTCAGAGCGAGATCACCCAGTCCGAACACTCGTTCAACGACGTTTTCTAAACCATGTCACGGAATCCACAACCCGGCAAGGACGCTGCTATCCATCCGCAGTATAGCCAGCACCTGGCTCAACAGAGCGCCCTCGCCGGCCTTTCGACACAGACCGAACCGACCCCTGATCCTCACGGAGATGACGAGCACGAGTCGGGCGGGATCGTCCGGCGAGCCAACGAGTTCCGCACGGACCTCGGCCCGGTTGCCCTCGAGTCGCTCGCTCTCCACGGAATGGAGATCGCGAAAGCGATCAAGACGCGATCGGACGAACTCTACCGGAACCAGTTCCCCCGCTTCGAGCCCCGATTCACTCGCAAGTGCACTGAGTGCGAGGCGGAGTTCGATGAAGACGTCAAGTACTGCGAGGAGTGCGACGCCCCGACGCGTGAGCCGTCACAGCAGCAGAGGACAGAGGCCGAGCAGTTCTTCCGGTCGGTCAACCGCGAAGGGCAGAGTCTCCGCGAACTGTACAAGTTCCTCGCTCGAGACGCTAGCCGACTCGGCGTCTGGCTTCACATCGTCAAGAAGACCTACGGCGTTGTCGGCGGCGAGGTGATCGAACGCGTCGACGAGCTCGTCCGCGCCGATCCGAAACGGATCAAGCCGGTCGTCGACACGAACGGACGTCTGGGTGGCTACTGGTGGGCCTGCCCGATCCATCGCCCACCTCACGAAGACTACGAGGTCAAAGATCACCCGGGTCAGTGTCCTGAGTGTGGCGCCGATCTCCGTGAGGTGCACTACGCCGAGGTCGATGAGATCTCCGACGACGAACCGACTAAGGTCTACTTCGCCGACGAAGTCATCGACCACGCACCGTTCGAACCGTTCCTCGCCGGCCACGACGGACTTAGTCCGGTCTCCTCGATCTGGTTGAAGCAGGCGATCCTCGAGTGGATGGATCTCTACGCTGCCGGGTTCTACGACCAGCAGAACACGAACCGGTTCCCCGGGAAGATGGGGTTCGTCCACACGACGAACAAGGCCGCCGTCGAGAAGCAACTCGAGATGGCCCAGGACGAGAAAGACGAGGACGCGTACGCCCAGGGCTTCATCTACAACGAGATCCCGAGGGGAGCCGACGACTCGACCAACAAGGTCCAGGTCATCGACATGATGTCCGACGAGATCCTGGGCCAGTCCGACCAGTTGAAGAAGGACTACAAGAGCGATATCCGATCGGTCTACGGGCTCACGGACGCTCAGGACTCCGAACTCGATGATGCCGGCGGCCTCAACAACGAAGGCCTACAACTCGAGGTCAACGACCGGGAGAAGGCAGCCGCGCAGCAGGACCTTCGCGATGGTCCACTCCAGAAGCTGATGGACGTCCTCGGCTACGACGACTGGCAGCTCACCTTCGTGCCGCCGCAGCGCGAAGAGGAAGAGCCGTCCACACTCGAGACGATCCAGGCGGCTGCGACCGCGAAACAGAACGGCATCCCGATCGAGATCGAGGACGGACAAGTCCAGATCCTCGATACTGACGGCCCGATGGACGTCGACGAACCTGATGCCGGCGCCGGCGAAGGGCCGACGAACGAAGACGACCCGCCAACGGACGTCAACCCGGGAGATGTCACGCCGGATCTGAACCAGGAGGCCACAGACCCTCGGAACGCTGATGAGACCCACGCGGAACGGGAAGAGGCACTCCGATCGCTCGAGCAGGCGTTCAAACACATCGTCTGGTACGATCCGGACGACGACGTCGAACTCGAGCAGCAGGCTCGGGAACCGTTCTTCGCGGACAACGAGGACATGCCGGAGTTCGTCAAGGACCTCGTCGACGAGGCGATCGAGCGCGGCGCCGTCTACCTGGGCGAGTTCGAGGCGGCGAACGTCACCGGCAATGCGATCAAAGGCTTCCTGAAGACGAAGCTGACGCAACCGCAGGGCTGGAGTCTCCGTTCGCTAGCCGAGGACTTCGCGGATCGGTGGAAGATCCCGGTCGAAGACGCGATGGACGCCTTGCGGCCACAGGTTGCGAACGTGCTCAACGAGTCGCGTCGAATCGGGTACGAACGGATGCCCGAGTCTGACGACCGGCTCTTCAAATGGCTTGGACCGGACGATTCCGAGACGACTGAAGCCTGCGAGTGGCTCAAAGAGATCACGAACCCGGGCTACGGCCCAGGTCCAATGGTTGCGGAGTACGGCACTCCTGCCTTCATCGACGAGGCTGGCCAGCCGGTCACGCTGGATCAACTCGAGCGTCTGGTCTCGATAGCTCAGGAGCGTTGGTTCCCGTCGTTCTCTGGAGACATGGCAGTGCATTACAACGAACGTCACACGTTCGTGCAGCATTACTCTTAACGACCCATGAACGACCAACGTCCCCGGAACGTCGAGCCCACAGCAACAGGCGATGTCCCGCTGACCAAGATCATCGAACTGCTCGCAGATAACGCCGAGATCCGATCGAACCCGACGTCTCTCTCCCCGACCGCAGGCAGAGTTGCCAAAGACGCCTCGGATGGAACGATATGGTTGGGGGACGGCGACTCTTGGCTCGATGTCGAGCACGAGGTCGGTGCTGATCTCGCCGGCCTCCCGGGCGTGACGATCGTCCGATCGGCTGACGATCTCCCCGACGCGTCTGATGGTGTCCGAACGCTCGAGGACGGCGTCGCGTACCTGTTCGCCGACATCATCGCGGATCCTGCAACACTCCGACTCGGTGATCCGTCGCCGCTGATCGGTTGGCACGGCTCTCAAGGAGGTTACATCCACACAGGCGGGTCGGCAGCGATCCGATCGCGTGGCGAGCCGA